CCTACAAGTTCGTACAGGATAGACATGAGGGAGGATTGCTTGGGGTATATATCCCTCCCCGGGGCGAATATGCTCTCCCCGTAGTTCTTCAGGGATATGTCGGATGTCAGGTTGCCTCCGGCCACGGTGCTCTGGTGAATTATCGGGGAAGTGCCTGACACTCCTATGAATCCCGGGACTACCCCGTTCGTGCCGTGGGGCGTCGGCTTCTTCAGCACAACTCCATCTGTGACTACCTGGTTATGCTCTCTATCGTAGAAGTCGCAGACCTCCCACAGTGTGTCGCTCTCGATGTCCCAGTCCTTCGGAAGCCTTGCGCCGGGATGGTCTGCCTTGATCTGCGCTGCGGTCTTGGCCAGCTTTTGACATATCCAGTCAAGGCCGTCCTCCCCTATGCCCCAGTAGACGTTAAGTGGGTCCCAGGGGGTGACGTCCACGTAGGTCGAGCCGTCCTGCCTCTTGGCCAGCAGGCACCTTCCGGATACCCATCCCCTTACATTGATAAAGAAGGACAGCTCCGTTAGAAGGGGTTGCCGAAGGCTGCGCGAGAGCCTGTCGTCGTTCGCCCTCAGGATGCCTATAAGGAACCTTTCCTTGTCGTTGTTGATCTCCCGCTGCTCCTCGAACGCCCCCCTCTCGGGCACCTGTATTATCAGCTTGGAAGAGGCGGCGAAGGAGATCATCTTGTCTGCTAGGTTCCGGGACTCGTTGGAGGTGTAGACACGGTATCCGGACAGGTCCTCCTCATTGCCGCTGGAGTCGGTATCCCCGGAGAACGTGTCGAGTAGGTACAGGTTGTTGTAGTCGTCCTCCATGCGGGTATGGAGGGCGGTCTTCTGTAGCTCGTGTGCCCTTACGAGGGCCATTATGTCTTCTGCCTTACGCCTCATGTCTCACCACCTTTTCACCAGTATCTTACTACCTCTTGGCGATGTACTGAAGCCAAAGCGGTCTACGAGCCCGTAAATGCACGCCTTCACGGCGTGATTATTACGGTCTTCCGGTATGTCTCCCACTACGTTGCCCTCGCGATCCATCTTCCATCTGTAGGCCCGTGTCTGGTGGTCGTGCGGGTTGGGTCCGGCCCCGAACTCGCTGAGTGCCCCCTTGCATTTATGGTCGAATACTATCTTGGGCATACCGGTAACGGGGTCTACCTTCAGAAAGGTCTTCATCCTCTCTATGCCCTCATTGATTCTAACCTTGTTAGAGGACATATACAAAGGATACTCCTTAAGCCATACCTCTGCGGGAGCGGCCATTGCCTGGTGCTGGTAGCCGGCTACGTCTATGACCCCGAACTTCACATCGACGTGCCAGGGCCTTTCGACGGGGTTTTTAACGATGTCTATGACGTCAGAGGTAGTCTTGCCTATCTCGTAGATCTCGTCGAAGACCCTTACCTGCCCGCCGTAAATCTGCACGGCCATAACGGCGTGGGCACCGCTGTACCCGGGGTCCACCCACAGGTAGACCGGCTCTTTCGGTATCCACTTGAGGGGCCTGACGTGAAGATCCGGCCTGAACTCGTCGAACACGAGCCCCCTGGGAGGCATGGGCTTACCGGCGATCCGCTCCATGAAGAACTGGTCGCTCTGCTCCCTCTCCTGGCGAACTATCTCCGGGTCCCTTCTCCCTCCAGGAAACAGGGCGGAGTTGGTCCAGGTAGCTATGGAGAAGGACTGTCGATCCTCGTCCCCGTACTTCCATGCCGCATGCAGGGCGGGATACCAGCCCAGGGAGGACTCAAAGGAGCCCGACCCGAAGAACCACCCTCTTTTCGGGGCAAGACGGACCTGTATCCTCTCGTAGGTCTCAAGGTCGAGCTGGGACGCCTCGCACCCGATTATGCCGTTGGGAGCATACATGGCGATGGTCCTGGGGTCCTTGGCGCTCTTGGTCTCGATCCGGGTGCCGTCCTTGAGCAATATATACCCGGGATCGACGTTAGGAGAGACATGGGCAAGCATCCCGAGCTGCCCGAAGTCAGAGGCAATATACTCGAACTCGCGCCTGGTCCGATTGTAGTCGGCAGCTATGAGCCAGTAGAGCAGGGGCTCTTCCCCCTCCAGCCCTCCCTCGTCCATGAACTGCCTCTTGAGCAGGACCTTGGAGGCCAGCATGGACTTACCGCTCTGGTCTCCCCCTGCAACGATAATAAACCGCTTATCGCACTCTATGACCTGCTTCTGGCCGTCACTGCCGTCCCTGCGCTCCGAAGGAACGAACCCGACGCGCTTATACAACTCGTCGAAAATAGCCCGGGCAGAGGACTCACCGATCCTCCGTCCCCCCAGTGCCGCCCCTTTTACACTCACTTCCGCTTACGAGCGAACTTCTGGAGCTGCTTCGCCGTCTTAGCCGGCATCGTATCTCCCTCTCGACAGGGTCTCTATGAACATTGGAGTGCCGTCGCCAAAGCCATAGGAGCATAAAGTTGCAACGGCCTCCTCCCGCGTCATACCGTCCCTTGCCATAAAAATATCAATACACCTGTCCGTGTCATAAATTGCCACATTACCGCTGACACCGCCGGCAACGCCATGAACAATCCTTTGCCCGATCCCTGTAAAAGCCTGGTCCAGGCCGTCAGCCAGTAAGAGGTCCTCCTCGGGACTAACCTCCTCCACGAACCGCTCTATATCAGCCCTGGTAATCATTACCCCCCCTGTAACTATATAAGAGTGACTGTGTGTGTTGTAATGCCGCGAAAACCTATCGAACCTTCGAACCCTTCCTCTGCGTGGCTATGTAGACTGCCCGAACGGTTCGAACCCCCATTCGAACCCTACTCGAACCCTGTTCGAACCGCCAACCTCTCACAGCTTAATCCCTGGGTTTCTGCGTTTCTGCGCGTTCGCGGAATGGGCGCATAAATGCATTAAGATTACCAATGCCCACACACATAAACCATATATTTATGCATTAAGATTACCAATGCCCACTATAACCATGAGATGGGCGAACCTACGCAGGGCCACCGGCCCGGACGGCATGGTCGGCTATACGCCTGAACGCGAGGTGCTGAAGCGAGAGCCGGAGAAGTGGAGCATGACCCAGGCGAAGACCCTGGCAAACCTATCGCACAACCACGCAGCGATCATAGAGGACGCGAAAATCTACGGCAACCCACGAGTGAAATTCACAGAAGGGAAGGAAGGCATACACCAAGGCGCTAGTCCTCCCTACTGACGGCACTCGCTATCTCCGCAAAACCCTCCTTTATGACCAGGCGGAGAGCCTCGATAGCCCGCATTGACGTTGAAACATCAGCGTTTCCCAGGAGATGCAATTCATGGGATACCTCATAGATAGCCCCGATAAGACAATCATAATCGTGAATAGCACCATCAAATGCACCTTCACAACTACAATGCATCGGCCTAATTAATTCTCTCCCTATACCCACATCCCTAGAACTCATTACCCATCTCCCATTAACACAAAACACATCTAACAACGCGAAATGATATGCACCAAGCGGCAAATCTCTTTTGTATTAAAAATACAGGGCGGGGTATCCTCTAAGCCGCTTCTCTAAACCCTAAGCCCTGCCCATACTGACGCCTACACACCTCTACACCACTGCTGCCCCCACACCTCCTGGCCTACCGCTCACACCTCTACACCACCATTTGCAGCCTAAGTCACCAGGATTAGCCCTGTTCAGCGTCCTCAGATCCAATCTCCCTGTACTCACCATCCACCGCACCAACCTCACTACTAACCTCACTAACCTCACCTCCTGACTTCAACGCCCTCGTCTCCTTAACCGCAGCCCTGATCTCCCGACGCAAGTCAACCATTATCTCCCTGGCTGGATCGTCTTCTGTAGCATTCCTCTTCCACTTGCTGGGTAGGTTGGCATTCAATAACCCCAGTAGCATAGTAGGATTCTGCCCCGGCTTTAGAGACAAGCTATACTCCGCCGCCTTTTCTTCTAGCGCATCGGTAAACGCTTGCCGCGCCAACTCCCATCTAGCCTTGAAGCCCATGACGTCACGCTCCCGCCAATCATAGGGAGTGGATAGGTGGATACCCGCAGCGCGAGCGGCGAATGTAGCTACACCACGCTCGGAGTAGGCCGCAAGAAAGCGCTGCTGTTTTGTCCATGTATCGGTTATTTCGGTGGGCGACCTACCTATAACAGCGGTTACCCCTGAGTCTTCTGGCGACACTGGCACCGTAGCACGTGTCAAGGGTACGGGCTGAGTGTGGTTGAAGCTGTCCTGCATAACTACTACCTACCTTGATAATAATGGACAAAGAACGACCCTTGTGCGGCCAGTCTCATTTTCTTACGAGCTGGCCAATTCCGGCGCTAGAATCGGGTAGCGTTTGCCCCCAACCGCCGTCTCGCCTAGCCGTCTACTGCTGCCAGAAGTGACAATCAGTCCCCTACCCGTCATGACGCCTATATAGGCCGTGCGCTCGACGACACGCCGTATGCCTTATGGCCGACCGCTCACGCACACTGCGGCCGGTGGCCAAATCCTATCACGATTCGCCCATCTTGGACAATTACCAGGCTGCCCAGCCTGGAATTTGCCTAGCCTGGAATTTGCCTAGCCTGGAAAATTGCCAAACCAATTGCATTGCTAGTCATTGACTCCTTGTCTATGCTTATGGTAGACTGATATCACAACTACTATAACGGCCTTAGATAATCAACCACGGAGGCGACACGATGGACGTAGACATATTGGCAATCGACCCCGAAGCGCGACGACTGAGCGATAGCGACGCGGCCGAACTCGACGCGGTAGAGGACGCACAATGTTAGTCAAGCAAGCGGAGAAAATTACCGGCGGTCTATCGACGACGACTAAAATGCCCGGGCGTTCCTACGGCTTGCCCGCCAAAGAATGCGGAGTAGGAGCACGATTAGTCACGGTAATTGGTAGCACATGTGAAAACTGCTACGCCCTCAAAGGCAACTATACCAGATATCCCGAAGTTGAACGTGCCGCATATCGACGGCTGGCCAGT